ATTAGTGGCAAATCTACTAGTAAGTGTTTTAACCAAACCTTTTCTAGTTAGTAACCCTTCCATATCCTCAATGGCCTTAATCAATTTATCAATTGGTAAGTCATGGAGAGAAGCTTCGGTAGGTTTGCTGATGAAATATAAATCTTCATTTAATCCATCGCAAATCTGTTCCACCCTACTTTTCAAATCTACTTCGATTTCAGCTAAAAAATCATTGATTTTTTTAACGTCATCAGTAGTTCTACCCTCTATACCTATAGTGGCTTGTCTAAACAAGTCCTCAAGGACATAAGAAGGAGTAGGTAACTCAGAATTAGTTCTGTAGTTAGGTACTTCATATAATAGGCTTTGAAGTCTATTAGTAAGAGAATTTGTTAAATTTTTAATAAATTCTACCGTAACTGGTGATAATACACTAGTCTGCGGATTTACAAATGTATTTTGATTAGTCAAAAGTCTATAATCCCCTAATAATAGGGCAATAAACTTATTAATACTAATCATATTAACAAAGGAAACATCTTTTGTTGATACAGTTGCAATTACGTTTATCATATGCTGAGGTATAATACCTCTAGTATATAATTTACTAATTGAACGCCATTGTTGTGGGGTTGTTACAACTCTAGACATGGCTATATAGTTATTACATATATAACCCATCCTTACCAGTCTATTGATAAATTCAGCCTGTTTTGAGATATTAAAATTATCACCAAAAAAGTGCGAATAACCTGAAACTGATAAAACTTCTTTTAATGAAATTGGAGAAATATTTTCTTGCCAATTAACATTTTTTGAAGCGAATTGGAAAAACCCGTATTCACTAACAAAAGATTTTGGAATACCAACGGTAATACCATAATCTCGTGCAACATCTAAGTATGCACTAGCTACTGCTCGGTTTCCGATTACTATATCGTCACCTAAAACTAAATAGTCGAAGAACTTATTGTTCCTACTATTTATGATACCCGCTCTCTTTGCAGCCAGATACACTAAAAAATGGTGTGTCATGGCCAAAACAGCCCATGAGCTTAATGCTCCCATAGGTTGCCCTCTTGTATATCTTAATTTTTGGATAGATCCTTCACTCCACTTATTTTTATTAGAAATAGGCGGGTTGACTTTGATATAATCTCTATCAACTAGGAGTCTAGACCATGCTTTTGCGAATCTTTCATTAGTAAAGAAACTTAATACCTGTTCTTGTAATTGAATAGGGATAAGATCCGTTGCTGATTTAAGATCGTAAGAAGCGATATACCTGAAGTTTTTGTTTGCAAAGGCCTCAACAGCTCCTTCTTGATTGAAGGTAGCATCTGCAGGATGAGATTGTAAAATCTCAAATATACTATCATGCAATGGTTGTAACAACCATTGTGTCCAGTAATCTGCAATAGCAAATACTCTAATTTTACCGGCAGCTTCCAATTTAATGGCAAGCTTTCCGAGTGCTAAATTAGGTATTATCATCTTTTTCACTTTAGCCCAAGTTAAGGGTGCTTTTGCAAGCTCCTTATCTTCATATCTAGTCACATTAAAAATCTCTCGACGATGAAGTTTACCTTTCAGTAAAACATCATGTGTTCCGATACTTTTAAGTCTTTTATATGCAGAAGTTTCGCTAAAGAAGGAATGGGGTATTAAACCACTCATTATTTCTTCTTTGAATCTTCTGGCTACATGAAATATACCACTTATTGTTAAATAAGGGTTGGATGATATAGCTGTGGTGTTATGTAATTCAGGTACTAAAGATTTTACCTCAGGATATATTGATAATATAGCTTGAAGGTACTCTTGAAGTACATCTGCTTTACCCCCATAGACTAATGCTAATGAGGACCAAACTGAATCTAAGAAACTAATCTTATGATTCGGCCCAGCGGTTACCCGTAAGGGTACATCATCAAATGTAGAAAGCAATTCAATTTCTTTCTCATAATAGTTGAAGGATCGGATGAAACCTTCTCTACATCCTAGAACCTCTTGCCAATTATAACCGACATTTGTTTTATAAACAATGTTATCGTTACCAATTGCGTAAGCTTCAGGACCATTGTAGAATGTTGGTGACTCTATCGAAGATAGGTCAGCGTTTCCATATTTACCAATAAACCCTTTATAACAGTGCAATAATGTCATAATTACACGAATGTAATTTGTATTATTCTCTCTTATGAGTTTACGAAGTAAAGCTGGCAACATTGCTGGTAATCCATTAATAAGTTTAATTCTTTGTCCCAAATCTTGGGTTGAATTAACTTTGGATCCAGCGATATATTGAAGAGTTACTATAGATGCTACCTTGTATCTAATAATAACTTGATTTATGCCCCTATTTTTGTATAAACGATCCATATCTGACGACAATCGAAAGATTGCGTGTTTGATTTTCGGACTCGGTTTTAAATTTAGCCAATGTACTATTGAAGAATAGTAAGAAGGAATAAATTTATCAAAGTTTCCTTTGAAATCAATCATAGAATCAGTAATACGCCAACCAGGGAAGACGCGGAATAACCTGCTAAAACGGGTTACCCAAGCTTCTTTAATGGGTGTTCCTTGTGAAGGGAACCGAGCTCTAACTGTTTCCAGTGTATCATCTGGCGTAGCCATAACGAATATGACCTTGTCAGCTGCAATTGCAGAGATAACTAGTTTATTATAAGCTCGTTCATCCAGATATAACAGCAAATCCATGTTGTTAGGATCTCTGATAACATATCTACCATTGGCTCGCATCCAGTTAATTTCATTAACTAGATTTGCCTCCGATTTTGGAGCAAAGGATGTTGAAGAATTTCTCATGGTTAATTATATTAACTATAAGTAATACTCATACTACATAATGTAAAGGTAGCACAATTATCTTCTCGACATATCACCCTTATGTTGACTGGTAAACTACCTAGCCACGCAGATTATAACTTTATATATATATTAATCATTATATTTAACCTTAACATAATGTTAATTAATAATTTTAAAGATACTTACTGTAAACAGTATTCAGAATATATTTACTATCCCTTTTACCTAGGGCTCCGTAAACTGTATTTCGAACTACTAACTGGTTAAGTTAGGGGGTATTAATTTCATATAATGGACGCCTCTTTTCTTACGAAAAAAGGACGGACTATATGTGTTTCACCTCGTAATCTACTTATATTCCTCACCAGAGTAACTTTGAATTAATATACTATATATTAGATATATTGTTCTAAGGTTGCAATATTGCCCTTCATGGAAAATAAATGACATCTAATTGATGTAGATTTATATTACTATAGGGGTAACTGGTTCTAACTCTCTTTACTTTCCGAAGAAAGGGGAGCAGATTTTGTTCCAAGTGTTATACTTGTTCACTTAATTCACCACCAGTGGATGGATCCTCAAGTCAATTGACCCCGAACAGGGGAATGGATAAGAAGGTTGTTAATTAAATAACTGTGTTTAGGTCCATTGGCC